GATCGTAAGTCAATAAAATTATTTGCAAGTTACGATAAAGAAGATGATGGTACAATAACCTTTGGTGATCGTACTATGATACCTAAATCTTGGATTGTTAAAATTACAGAAATATAACAAGGGTTAATCTTTTGTGCCTATGGCCAATTCCAACATTAACCCTTATTAGTCATGAGCCAACACGAACCTACTTGTTCGCTTTTTGATACCCTCATGAACCACCCACCAAGTCTCCCTGATGGGTGTATCTTAAAAAGAAGATCCCTGTTTTACAGTGCACTACTCTTTTAAAGAATTTTTAAATACCTTTATCCATATACATTTTATTGATAACATCTTTTGCACTGTCATCTGTACTTGGATAATATAAAACTTCTAATCTTTCTTTTGAAGATTTTAACTCAGCTTTAACATGATCTTTAGCATGTTCTAATACTTTAACTAACTCAGGATAGTTACCATAGAAAACACCATAAATTGATAAATCATTAATCGCTGCTGTTATTCTGTTTAGACCTCGTATTCTTTTTTCTATTCGAAGTATCTCGCTGTCTGTCTGAACCATTCTCTAACTCCTTAATCTTTAGTTTAAGTTTTTCTATTTCTAATTGTTTAGTAGCAAGTGCTGCTCTTAACATATTTTCTTTACTCATTATCTGACTCCTGTATAAACATTTTACATCTATTAATATCTTGTTGATATTCTTTAGCCCATTTTTGTAATATCAAAGAATGTTTATCTAAAAGATAACCACTAGAAATAGCAGAATCTATAATAGTTAATGCTTCTATAGCATCATCCATTTCATTCTGTACTTTTTCTCTTTCTTTTTTTTTAGCTTTATTCTTAGATATTACTTCTTGGACTACTTCATCTTGAACTGTCATCTATTCTCCCTTTGTTTAATGGATCTTGTGTATATTCATCCACTTTGGTTTTTATAGTGGTGTATCTTAATTCACACAATTGAAGTTCTTCATTTAAACGATCAACTTCTTTACGTAAACTTAATACATCATTACATTTTTTTTTAAGTTTATCTCTAAGTTCATCAACAAGTAAATGACAATCTTTTAATACTTCTGACAAACTACGTGGTTCTGGGTTTCTTATTTTCATGCTACCTCTTTTAACTTTATATCAACTTTTTTAATAATAGCAACTGCTCCAGAAATACCATCGCCTGGCAAACACATTCTATTAGTTCGTTTCATCCAAGTATACCAAGCATGAGTTGCACGTCTATTTGGATAATTAGTAGGTTTAAGTTTTGCTTCTTCATCGCAAAACATATCAAATGATCTTTTGCTTATTTCAGGATTATAACCTTTTTGTATTTCAATAAGATCACAATTTAACAATGGATAAAGATCTTTAAATGTTGGTTTATTTTTAAAGACATGAATATCTTCATTGTCATTATCTTTCCATATTATTACATTATACATTTTTATTCCTTTCTGCTCTATCTAAATAATCTACTACTAAAGATTTAACTAAATTAGATTTATATAAGTTATGTTTTTTACAATATGCTTCTAATCTTTTGTAATTATCTTCACCTAAAGCTAAACCAAACATACCATATTTTCTAGTATTAGCATTACGTGAAGTTCTTTTTGTTACATTATTTAACAGTTCTTCTTCAGTCATTATAGCTCCTCTATTGTTATTAAATATTTATTATCACCTAGACTAACTTCTATATCTGCCATTCTACCTGGTTTATTTAAAGTCATTCCAGCACCATGCACTTCACCTTGAAGTTTAGTTTCAAGAAACTCTTGTATTGCATGTCTTAAATCATATAAATCATCTGACATTTTTATTCTCCGTTGGTTGATTTCCACATTCTAAATATATTTTCCAATTATCTCTATTTGGTAATTTACACATATCAAACTTCATCATTGCTTGTTCATATCCATCAGCATAAGTAAATAAACTTATATCTAATAATGTATTGTGAAACATATATTTATTATTTATATCATCATCATCTCCATGATAGTGTTCTCTTTTTTTTGGCATTGTATCTCCTAGTTTAGTTGTTTTTTAATAAATTTAGCAACAAGCTCTACGTATCTAAACCACTCATCTATAATAGATCGTTTCTTTGATTTAGATTCTTTCTGAACTTGTTTAATTGCTTTGGTTGTTGCTTCATCAAGGACTTTGACTTCATCTTCTATCTTCATGAATACACTCCAAACGCAAGTAAAATAATAGTTGCAGCTTGTACACAAAGAATACCAAACATAATATTTTTATGTTTTTTTAATGTAATATCATGTTTTATTGTAATTCTATTGTTAGCTTCAATACATTTTAAAACATTATCATTGATTCTTTTTTGATGTTCATGTAATTTTATATCGTTCATATTAACTATCTCCATTGGTTATAGGCATAATGCCCAGTCGAAAGTGACCGGGCATTTGCCACATCATTATTTATTCTCAATCATTAAATTGTTAGGTATAGAGTCTTGTATCTGAGCTTTAGTCAATACATTGTGTATGTACTGTCTAACAGATCCAAGAGATGAACCAGAATACAAAGCATTTTCACATGACTCACGTTGAGCATCTAACTCTTTGATAGCTTTACCTTTGTTACTATTGTCATATGCTTTTCTAGTTTCATGCTGTAACATTTTATTGATATAATTATCAACAACTTCTGTTTCTACTCTATCGCTATCGTATCTAGTAAAACTTGGTGTATCATGCCATCTTCTAATATTAGCCCATTTTTTTAAATGATCTTCTATTTTTTGAATAGCATTTCTAACTTTTTTACGTTTTTGATCTTCAATAATTTGTTTATTATTACAAAAATTATCATAATCTTTTTGTAACTTTTCAGCTTCTTTAATCATAGAAGTTACTTTTAATGTAGATACAAACTTTTTATAATTTTTCTTTGATTGTTCTTCTACATCTATTTCTCTATCTGATTCAAGAGCTGATCGTTTATCTCTAAACTTATCTTTGATATACTCTCTAAGATATTCTTGTTCATCTTTTCTTATTGGTTTCATATTATCTCCTATTGGTTTGGGCCAGGCTTTCGCCTAGCCCTATTAGTTTACGCAGACTTTTTAGTCTTTGTTTTAGATTTAGATATATCTACTAATTGCTCAGCAGTTTCTCTAGCATCTCTGTTCTTATCCAATGCTTCTTTCAAAGCTATGAATGTAGAAGAGATACCAGATGTTTGCAAAAACTGTGGCAAACTTTTATATCTAGGATCTGATTGAAACAGTTCAGCATTTTGATAATACAATTCATGTATCCATTTAGCTAAACCCATTTTTTTACTAACCCTCTCCTCGAGAGATAGTTTTGTTTCTTGTACTTCCATCGTTTTCTCCTTTCATTTTGATTTCGATTGGTAACTCAATAGACTCTGGTATATGCTTATCAATTGCTTTATAAGCACCAATACAGAATCTAATAGGATATGTAGCTGTTGAAAAAACTACATCACCTAATTTTTTTAGACGCATCATCGTATTCCTCCTTTTTTTTAGTTAATCGTACGTACTTTGCTTTTACTTGACGATATTCATCATCAAATTCTTTAGTTCCAGGAATTGGATCCACGTCAGCAGTGAGCCAATTCCAACCTTTACGTACTGCTACACCAGCAACACTAAAGGCCACAAAACGAGCCAAACTAATAAGTCCATTCATCTATCTCCTTTCACTATTGGTAGTATTGTATCTTTTGGATTTATACCTGCATCCTCAAGATCATTTGATATTTTAATCAATTTATTGACCATTGTATTTCTTACATGATAGTAATTAGTTTTACCCACTCTATCTAACTTGGCCCATGCCTTGAGTATCTGTTCTAATCGTAATTGGTATATACTTTCAGGATCTTCTAAATTAACTTCTTGTTTCCATATACCAAGAGTTGTCTCTGGATTACCAGAAGCAAATACAGATATATCCCATTTTCTTTTTTGACACAGATCAATCAAACTTTCTGCAGATATTCTGTTAATTAGTTTTTCATACTTTTGTACTTGCTGAAACGTAACACCAATAGTACCTGCTATCTGGGATTGTGTAAAACCTTTCCACACTCTATGTAGTACAAGGTTCTTAGCAATGTTTTTAGCAATATGGTATGTATGTTCTGTTTTATCTTTTTTATTCATTGATTACCTCCATTTGTTGTTTGTTTATTTTTTGTATAGTTTTTAATAAACCCTCTAATTCACTTTGTACTGCAAATAATTCTGATTGATACCCATAATCAGTAGTATCACTCCAATGAGCATAACCCCAATATTTTAAATGGGCATCTAATTCTAATTGATTATTTTTAATTCTATTTTTTAATAGTTTTATTATTGGTTTATAGTTATGCATTATTACCTCCATGTAGTTGTTTCATGACAAACAGCTCTCGCTTGTCGGAGCTGGTTGGCACAGTTATTACTCTTATAGATGGTTTACCCTCTCTATATATCT